ATGAATCTAAACCATTCACCATGTAAATACCGTGATCTACTCCTTACTTTACAACCACAAAAACCTGCCATCTCTGACAGGGTTAATTTGGGCACTAATTACGACCAAGAATGCCACCTAAAGGTAACAACCGAATGTCTTACAACATCGCAGTCAGAACAAGAACGCCAACAAATGCAGATAGAAGCCGATGCTAAAGCACAAGCAAAGGTTGAGGCTAAACAGGAAATATTATCCACTAGCGAAGAAAGTAAGCAAAGTGATGTGATTGCCAAAGCAGATTATGATAATGATAAAGTTACAGAAAAAGACGACTTCTTCTTTGATTATTACATCTCACATGACTCAGAAAAATTAAGACTTATTCATGATTTACTTAGCAACTCCGAATATAAAAAACACATAGCAAGAAGTTATGATCCGGAGATTAAAGCTCTTTGTGATGAACTGAAAAACGAAGAGTTAGTTGACCAACAAAGACTATCTGTATTAACTGATTTTATTATTCAGTTTCAATAAAGTTATACATCACACCGTTGTTAAAAATTGCAGGCATAACATCCATCAATGTAACTATTTTATTGGTGTTTTTATTTACAGTTTTAGAGAAGTTTGTTTTATAAAAATAGTATGTCTTAGGTAATTTACTTGATATTTCTTTAATCAATTCATTATAGTTAACAACATTAATGTCAATATTCATAGCTTTCAAAATACCGTTAAAATCGATAGTACCATAAGGTGCTCTACCAGAATCAAATCCATAATTTGATGTTACTGTATGATATAAGTTAGATTGATAATTACTAAACATTGGTATTTGTGCAAAGGATTCATAACCACCAGAAAGACACCAATTTAATTCAGGATTAATATCCTCTGATTTTATCGAATAAAATGCATCATTTTCAAAGTTCAGATTTAGCGCAGAAACACTATCGCACTTACCGCCAACAATAAAATCGACAATTGAGCCACGAAAGCTAATACGTTCTATTTTATACCCATTAGGCAACGTATCTAAAATCGCCTTACGAATAGTTGAAGCTATTTCATCAGATTCATTATCATTTGATAATGTATTAGTTACTATAAACCTTGAATACCCGCTACTATGTTTTTTAGCTGATAAATCAGCAACAATTCCACCACTTAAATTAACAGCCGCAGAAGCAAAATCCCCTGTCAATAAACTTAATGTACCGAATAACATAGATGCGCTACCAGCACTACCACCAACTAAATCAACTTTTTTTAATTCATCAATTTCTTTTTTTGTAAAATCCTTTAATTTAGATTTGTTAGCTGTTAATGCTGTTTGATTTGCAACGTTATAAGCATAACTATATTTATCACTAAATGCTTTTGGTTTAACGGTTTCAGTAGTTGCAGCACAACCATATAGCATCAATGATATACCAATAGCAGTTAGAGTCTGTTTCATTATTATTTCCTTATAAATAATTATAAACAAATAATAACACTAAGAGTTTTGATTACATAAAAAAACAAACATGACAACACTCACACTGTAAGATGTAAGATACTGATAATTATAATTTATTTTCAATATTTCAGTGTGTGCAATTCAAGTTTCAACAATCAAAATATTTTCATCTTTCGTCATAACACGATTACTCCATTAATCTATAAAATAAACTTATTCCACCGCCACTTCTTATCAAAACGGTACGTACCAAATACCCTCGTTCCCAAATCCGCTTCAACAAAGTACTCGCCCACGAACTCGACAACTCACAACGCTCGGCTATCTGCTCTGCTGTTACCTTTCACCAGGCATAATCGACTGCAGAACTTTCAACTGGGTTTTACTCAATTTGATTAGACCAACTTGATGAGGAACAGCTCGTGCCGCTTCCATCAAATTAACGTTGATTTGTTCGTTTTTCGTACAAATCTGCATTCTTATTATCATCCGCTGAGGTTTATAATGAAAAGTGGCTTCAAGCCAGTCTGGATAAGGGTTTATCGAGGATTGGATTTTGAATCGAGACAGGTGCTAGACAGGTACACCATCCTTTTTTAAGCCATTTATGGTACGTTTCTAACGCTTCTTTCTTCTGTAATTCCATATGTGTATGGATATAGGCTTGATCTAACTTATCTCGAGCATGATTGAGCAGTGATTCACAGACAATGTAATCAACCCCTAATTCCGCCCATATTGATCGTGCTCGCTTTCTAAGATCATGTGCACTCCATGCTTTCTTAGTACTCCCCGTACCCATTCACTGGCTTTAGCACTGTGGATTAGCTGATTATTCCAACGAGATAATGGGAACAAGTGATCACTGTTATAGCCTAGCGCACGTTGCCATGCTTGATATGAACGTAATAGTTCAATCATCTCAGCGGTAAGTGGATAGCTCATTGCTACCCCATTCTTGGCGTCTTCTTTAGGAATGAACCACCGCTTTTCAATAAAACTGATGTTCTTCCATAAAGCCTTTCTGGTTTCACCAATACGAGAACCATGCGCTAACATCATCATCAGTAATAATCGTTGTGGTGGTTGTTGTTGGCCAATCGCCGGCAAGATATCAATCAGGTCTTCAGTATTCACTCGGCAGCCTTTTATTTGAGCTTCTGTAACAGAGAAAGTCTCAGGGAAAAACGTCTTAAATTGCACTTCTGATAGTGGATTGGCCGTGATGTGTTTCAATCGTCTAGCAATAGAGAAAGCTGTTTTCAATAAGAAGAAATTCGCCCTCACATAACTCACCGAATAGCCTTGCTCAAACATAGGCTGAATCAAGGCACTGTCTATCTTTTGATGGTCAATATCAGTAATAGCAACACCATGAAATAGGCTCATCACATGAGTTTCAGCCATACTTTTTAGGTTATTCAATCGCTCTTTCGTGGAACGTTTTAAAGTACATTGCCGCTGAACATGCCAATCAACCAGCTGATCTACCGTTTCAAAGCGATTACATTCGATGGCTTTTCCTTTAGCTATTTGGACAGATACCGCACTCACCACATCCATAATATCTTTAGCCTGAGTACCAGGATATTTAGCAATACGATATGGGTATTGTTTGCCAGCTTCGTAACGATAAAACCACCACGTTCCACCGGTTCGAGATGCGTTAAACCGCAAGTAAAGTGGGCATCGAACATCTTTTAACTGGCGTACACGTTGATCATTAATATGACGTTTGATTTGAGCATCAGAGATTTTCACGGGGAGTGTTGCAGAAAAGAAGGCATGTTGATTAAAGCGAATTTTACTGTTTGTGATCATTACTCACCTATTAACGTAGCTTGAATACTCATTCGATTGGGTTGTAATCCTTGGCCAGAGAACGACACTTGATCAACAGAACATTGACCTTTAAAGGCGCGAGGAAAAGTGTCATCAAGTAGCACTAGCCCTTCGGCAAAAATAGTGGGATTAGGCGGCGCTTCAATGCTGATTTTCCGCCCTTGGCGTTGCATTTTTCGAAGCTCTGCAGCACACGCTTGTTCTGCTTCATTCTTGGTGTTCTTATCTTTGCCTAATGACTTAAACGGTTTACTCCCCACTTTGACCTGTTGCCGGCTTCCATCTGCAGTTGAACTATAAAAAGCTTTAACACCATTAAAATCTTGTCGACCATCTAGCTCTGCAGACACATTAACAAAGTCACTATTGCCCGGATGATTCACCACTGGGAGTGACAGCGTAACGCTTTCAATACGCTTACCTGAAGCACTACGTTGTTCACCAATTGGCACAAAAATAAACCGCCCTTCAACAGGTTTCGCTATTGCATCATAAGACTTGGCCAAGCGGTTCATAAATGCCGGCGTACTTTCATCAGAACGATCTATATGCTCGATTTCAATTTTTTGTAATCGCGGATGGACAAAAACATCAAAGCCATGAGGGGTAAGACAGTCATACACGACTTGTCCTACTGTTGTTTTATCCCAGCTGCACGACTTACGTTCACGATAACCACTTTCATCTTTGATAGAGAAAGGCGCAACGGTGAGAACTAACGTGATCTCTCTTGGGTATAAATTCACTGACCGTTTTGATATCTGAAAACTATCCCGTACAACATCCCCCAATCGCACCGAATAACGTTCACCTTTGGGTGGCAGTCCATCAACATCATCAGAGCTCACCACCAAAGTGACGTTATCACCTTCGGTACCGTTGCCATCATTCAACCGCCATGACTTTAAACGGTCCAAAATCAAATCTGCATTATTGCCTATTAAATGAAACATTCCTTAATCCCATGATTTAGTAACACGTTGAGTTTTAGGTACCTGCTTGACTTGAGGTAACACCACTTCGGTATCGACAAAAAAAACCTCACGCCGAACGTGAGGATTTAATTGATAGAAGGCTTGTTCTAATTGGTCATTATCTTGGCCAGTGTGCTTATAGAGTAAATCCGTGATCAACTCACCTGCTTTGGCGCTTACCTTCACTCGCGGTACTCCTTCAATTGCAGCATGACATCCGTAACCATGGCTTGACCGTTATGAATCAATGCCGACTTACCTTCTTTCAGTTGTTGAATCGTCCATTTACCTAAGTTAATACCTTGGCCATCACTGACTTGTTGTGGAGATTCAATTAACGTTCGAAGCTTTTCAACTGACTCCTGCGCCCCGTATTGCAACCACTTAGCGGTTATATCGAGGGTTTCAAGCGGTTTTCCTGTCATTTCAGAGCGTGCATCATAAATCAAACTGACTTCTGAATACGCGCCTGGTGATGTTCGCTCAAACTTCATAATCGGTGTTTTGTCACCCACAGAAAAAACGAACTCACCAATCACTAAATGGTGCATAACGATCCTTAGCTATCTCTATCAATAGCGGCATAACTAAATTGGGTTGATAAGGTGTTCTCGCCCATTAATGACGATAATTGTTGGTTCATTTGACGGGTAATTTCTTGCGCTATCAGCTTTTCATCTTGACCAGCTGCAGCCGTTATTTGAAAGGTAGGTGAAAATGATATAGGTGGGCTTTGCTTAGCCATCGCCTCTTTGCTTTGAACTTCATCGACCTTTTTAGCGGTTTCTTCAGGTGAATCAAGTTTCTTGCCAAACCAGCCGCCGAGCATTTCACCGCCCATGCCACCCGCAATAGAACCCAACAAACCACCAATCGCGGTACCGATACCAGGTAAAATGAAAGTACCAATGGCAGCACCTAACGCACCACCGCCCATAGAACCACCGATATCCCCCAATGCACCGCCTGTTTGTTCCATATCGCCATTAATGACACCTTCAACAACGGAAGAGGCATTCATCATCATTCCCAGTGGTTTCAATACCTTGGTAAGTCCTGTTTTACCCGCAGTTTCAGCAATATCACCACCAATTCCAATCACATCCATTGCATCTGATGCCATCGCGTCCATAGGCATTAAAGCTAATCCAGAACCCGCTAAGGCCATAGCAGCACCTTTAGGGGTAACATTACTTACCAAAGACTGAGCACCAGAGCCCACCTTTTGAGCCATTCGACTTTCTATAACAGAACTAAGTAACCCACCTAACCCTTTACGGCGACCACGAACACGGCGACGACCTTTACGCTTGTTACGAGAACGGGCTTCTTTACCTACACTGCTATTGCCTTTACTTTCTGGCCCTTGGCTAGATGAAACGGCAGCATTTAAGCTTCGCCAACGTTTGGCAGCCAATGCTGCAATCCGTCCACCGTCTTGGGTTTCACGATTTAAACCTTTCGTAAATAAACGGGTTTTATCCATCGAGTTACCAAAGACGAGCGATAACGCTTTCCCTGCTAACAACACCCCTTTCAAACCAATAAATGCTGCAACACCAATACCCACAGCTTGGGTAACACCCGTATTCGCTTCAGCAAAGTTAGCCAGTAAATCAACACCTTTGCCTAACGGTTCAAGTACCCAATTAAGAGCTGGTAATAACGCGGTACCAAACACCACACTGAGTCGATTTAACTTATTCACGAACATATCAATGCCACTGCCTGTGGTACTGATTCTGGCATTGTATTCTTGATCAAGAGAATCAAGATGAACGGTAGGATCTTCTTTTGAAAGCGTTAATAGCTTGGTGAAATTCGCCATATTGCCTGATAGTGATGCCACTGCACCTTTGGCTTCTTCACCAAATATCTGACTCAATATGGCGCTTTTATCTTCTTTTGGTGCCTGATTAACGGCATTAAGCACTTCAATCAGAGTACCTGACGCATCCTCTTGCATTCTTGAGGCAATATCATCAGCATCTAAACCAATTGAGGCCATTGCCTTTTGTTGAGTACCACTTGCTGCATCACCTAACGTCAATCGACCTGATATATTCTTCAAAGCCGTTGCTGCACGCTCTTCACCCATGCCTAATGACAATAATGAAGCCGATAATGCCGTGGACTCATTAACTTTAAAGCCACCTGTTTTGGCTGATGCCCCTTCACGCGCCATCACACCCGCAATATCTTTCGCTTTGGCATTCGAGTTATTAGAAAGGTAGTTCGAAAGACCAGCAACATTCATTGCCCCTTGTTGATCAACACCTAAGGCTGCTTTAAACACAGATAAGGTTTCACCGGCTTGACCCGCATCCATATCAAAGGCAACCCCCATCTTGGCCGAATCAAGTACAAAGCTTTTCAGTTCATTGATATCTTTAATGCCACTTTGGCCACCAGCGGCTAACATCGCATTGATATTATCGGCACTCATTGGTGTTGTTGTTGAGGTTTTCAGCGCCCACGATTGCAATTCTGAGGATTGCTCATCACTCATGTTGACGACTTTTTTCACATCAGCAAATGAGCTTTCATTTTTAATTGCTGTCCATATCGATCCAACAATCGGTGCTGCAGCTGCCGCTAACCCTGTTGCTTCACTGCCTATTTCACCTAACTTAGCTTTACGACTATCAATGCGACCTTGGATTGATTGCATCTCTTTTAATCGCGCATTCTGCTTTTCAAGGGCTAAGGTAGCTTTATCAGCTTGTTGCTTTAATCGGTTTTGTTCATCACCAAGCTTATCGGTACTCACACCCGCCGCTTGCAGTGAGCTTTTTAACTTATTTAAGGTGCTATGTTGCTTCTCTTGTCTGTCGGTTAACTTGCCTAACTTACCGCTGGCACGTTTATAAGCGACAGAGAGATCATTGGTTTGGGCTTTGTTCTGATAAATCTCAGTATTAAGTGATTCAAGTCGAAGTTGGGCTTCTTTTAGCTTAACTTGTAAGGCTTGTGCCCCTTCCTTTGAGGCTTGCTGCATTTCCTGATTTAACCCACGAATTTCGTTCTGAGTTAAATTGTATTCACCCCGCAATTGAGTGGTTTTCAGCTTGCTCTCAGCTATGGCTGCACTAAGAGAAGTCATGGTGCTTTTGGTTTCAGTTAATTGAGCCGATAGCTTTTCAGCTCTAAGCTCTGCAGCTTCAAAGCCTTTAATACCCTTTAACTGACCATTTAACGACTGAACCTCACCCCGTTGTTCCGCCAGTGCTGCCGTTAACCGTTCTGTTGCGGTAGTAGTTGAAACAATGTCTTTAACGCCTTTGACTGACGCATCTAAGACAAAACTAATCTTTTCCGTCATTGTTTGACTCCGAGCTTAGATAAGATCAATTCATAACGCCGTAATGCCTGGTCTTGTGACCATTCTCTGAGTTCACTTTCAGTGGTATTACGGTGCATTGGGATCAAATCAATCAGGGCTTCGACGTCACGGGGCGAAAGTAATCCCCCGCAAGTTGAAAAAAAGCGCCCACCTGCGGTTTAATGGCCAAGTAATCATTCAATGCCATGGCGTCCATATCTTGTTTATCTAAATGACATACCACCCGAAACATAAACTCTTCACGTTCGTAATGATCATCAATATCTGCCAATGCTTCAGAGTGTTTCACCTTAGGAACAGCAAATTTAATGTGGCTAATGGTTTCTTCTAGTTCATTGGTAAACGGAAACGCCAAATCAAATTCAAAGTCTTTACCCGTTAATGAATGATCATTCATTTCATCAGATGGCGTTAAGATAAAGGCGCGAATATCTTGATGTAATTGGGTAAAATCAGGCACCGACAGCTCTTCAAACTCAGTCGGCGTTAAGTCCGTACAAGCTAAAATCATCGCCTTAAACTGCTTAAATTGTTCAGCGGCAGACAGATCATCTTTCATCACAAAAGGCAGCTTGCGAAACGCGCCTAAGGTGATGGTATTAATCGTTAATTTATGACTACCTGAACGGTTAAAAAATGGCAGTGTGGTTTCTTTCTTCATGGCTTTTTCTCATAAAAAAAGCGCCCATAGGCGCTATCAGTCATACATAATTCAAAGACGGTTTAAATGATGCCGGCTAATCCCATCAAATCGACACCACCAATAATGGTTTTACCGGTATTCACATTGATATCATGAACCACAATACCCGTATCATGTTGGGTATACGCTTTACAGGTACCTTCAATAGTGATGGTTGGCTTCTCGCCCATCTTCACCGCCTCTTTCTTAATGGCCGTAATCGGTCCATACATTGAATAGGTTTCCACATAGGGAACACCATCGGTACTTTTGCCTTTTTCTACCACGTTAATTTGGGCATTACCCATGGTGTACTTACCCAAAGAACGCGATAACACCCCATGTTCACCTTTGACTTTTAACGACCAACTGAGCTTTTCTAAGCCAACAGTATCTTCAGAAGCCACAAATGCGCCTTCGTTATTGGCTAATTTGGCTTTCACTTCCGGTGGCGTAAAGTCCACAATTTCATTCATCAATGGCACAGATTCAACCTGTGCCGTAATACGCATACGAATACGATCAGCCATTTACCACCTCATCAAGCCATGCTGCAATTAGCCCGTTATCAACACTCATTTCATACACCATGTGTTCATTCGGTGAATAGCGGCCATAATTCACACATAGGAACCATCGACCCGCTGTATAATTTTCTAGATTATTCTTGGTAGGATGAAGAAAGGCTTTAAACACCGGAATAACAGTCTGCGCGACTAAATCCTGTCCCCAATTGGTTAAACGATCAACAACTTGCTGCATGAACTCTTCAGTCAACTGTTTACCCAATAGCGGTTGGCTAGTTTCTTCTAACTTACGTGCCATCAAGTCTTCTAAACCAACATGAGAGATAAAACGTCCGGTATTAGTGCGGTTACCAATGATCGAATAACCGCCCATTCGTGTATGCGCTATCGTCACTACACCATGTTTATTCAAAAAATTCGCTTGAGTAGTTTTATCATTGATTTTATAGGCAATATTACGGGCGGTTTCATCACACACTACTGAGCGATTTTGTGGGCTTTCCCAACCCGATACCGAAGCCATTGCAGCTACTAAAGCGATGGATGCCGGCATTAATACCTGTACGCCATCGTAAGTTTTCAGAAACCAAGGATCGATAATGCACAGTTTATCTTCGCCTGTTCCTTCAGCACCAAACCCTGCAGCAAACTCAGCGGCAGCCATATCATTAGTGTTTGGGCCATCAAGTACAGGACGACAACGCACATCACGCCCAATTAATGCCAACTTTTGTCCTACTGCTTTTGAATGAAAACCAGGAGCGGCAATAATGGTGGGTGTTTCAGGGCAAGCCTTAACGGTTTCCAAACCACGAATGGCACCGGTTGCTGAATCCACACCACCAATCACATTGGCTTCGGTTACTGCAGTAGTCGCACCGACTTCGACCACCGTGACATAGAGCGCGCATTTCACGTACTCAAACAAGTAACGCACCACTGTCGGTAATGAACCTTGACGGTTACCGGTTGAATCTAATGCCATTATTGCATCAGCATAATTCCATAACCGTGTTGGCTCGTTATAAACTATGGTGCCGCGTTTATCGGGAGCCGTACCAATCAAGTGCACCACCTGTTGCGCTAATGGCCCCATACTTGGTTGCGGTTCTATGGTACGAACCTCAACCCCGTTTAATTCAAAATCTTGAATGGGTGCTAATGAACTCATTGTTGCTGTCCTTTGGCTTGTTGTTGGACTGGAAGTTGTGCCGGTTTACCAATCTTGCCATTCATCAACAAAAAGGCGGTTTGTGTTGGGTGCAAAGCAATGGTGTTATCTGCAGGTAAATACCAACGGCCATTTAAACGAAAAGGCTGCAAGATCGGATGATCTTGCAGCCCTGTTAGATTCAAGGTTGCCATGTTATTCCTTTTAACTCAGATTTTAGATACAAAAAAACCGCTAACTAAGAGCGGTTTCTAAATAGTTGGCTTCGTTGGCCATACGATATCATCAGGATTATCGTAAGTTTGAGGGATATCCCGTAATGCTTGGCGGTAAGCAGTAAATTCAGCTTTCTTTTCGGAGGTTAGTGGCGCATCGTTCGTCTGAGTCCAGTCTGTTTTTATCATCAGTTGATCCCGCGCTTTTCGAGTCTCTGACCACTGATTTTGTTTTTTTAAAATATCCGCTTGTTCTTTTGTTATACCAAAAAACGAATAAATTGGATCACCATTATAATCTTGATCATTTAAATTAAGACCGTAAATACGCTGACCATTAATCAGTATAGAATCCATAATATGATCACCCTTTATGCTAATGAAATATTCGTTAATGTATTTGCCGCAGTTGCACCAGATAAACAACCTTTTAATGTTTTAGATGTATCCGATAATGAAACACCATTAAAAGTACAATAAAACGTATCACCTCCTGAGTTTAATTTAACTTGAAGGCCAACATGATGAATAATGACGGCTCTAAAATTATAATCAACACGAGAATAATGTGATGAAAACTGATGATCTCTTATTTTAATTTCACTATGAGATAATGAAATTAACGCATTACCAACTTCACCTAACGATCCATCTCTAGAAATAAAACCGCCATATTCTGGCCATGGTTTTGTTTGATCTAATGGTAATGACATTGTATCAATGACACATTCAACAACAGTAATACTGCTAAAGGTCGAGACTATAAAACCATTAAGAATACTCCCTGTTGGCGCATCTGTTGTTAACATTTTGATTACAGGTTTAGAACCCGCACTGTATGCTGCTAATTGTATCTTTTTATTTGTTGCATTAGTAAATCGAGGAACTGTTCCCGACATGAAATGGTCTTGATTTTTCTTCAAAAAAATACTTACTGAACCATTTATAGGTGTACGAATAACCGCTTCATATATTGTCTTGATCGGTAAGGATTGTGTCCCTAATGCATTGTCATTACCTGCGACACTATCAATATAAAATGTTTTATGTAATTCTGGAATAGCTTTAACTGCAGCATCAACCTTCTTATCAATCTCCCCAATCTTGCCGTTCACTGCACCGGTTAAGTTTTCTGAGGCTTTAACTAATGCCCCTATTTGTTGTTCTAAACTCATTGATTAATTTCCATTAATTGTATTCGCTGCATCATTGAACGATGCGGCAAGTCGTGTAAAACCATCCGCAATCTCTTGCTCTAATGTCGATATTTGGCCTGAGGTTGCATAGTGAGCTGGCGCATTACCACCAAACAGCGTGGTGTCTGCCGCTTTACCTCGTTTAGTTAGAAATTGTGCATCCGCCGCCGTGATGCTGTAGACCTGATTGGCATTGGCTTTCTTGGCTAGCTCTGCTGTCATAGTGGCAGCAAAATGCGGATCATTACCCAGTGCCTTGGCCAACTCTTCAAAGGTATCTAATACTTCAGGCGCTATGCCTATCAATTGCTTAATACGGGCATCTATTTGTGCCGGTGTTAAGGTATCAATCGTGTCAGCTTTATCATCAAGTGCTGGAATGGTGACCTGCAATGTGACATTACCCGAACCATCAAATGACACGGAGCCATTCGCATCACGGCCAAGGGTTATGGTACGTGCGACTTTGAGTTTATTGGCCGTTGCGGTGTTAGCGCCTAAGGTAGAAAGCGGATCATCAAGATAAGAACGTGAATAGATTTCTGTTTTGTCAGCTTTTAATCGCAACTTGCCATTAATCACACCCATCACGTTATTGAGTGCCGCTATCAGTTGGTCAATTTTATTGTTTAACACCCTCACTCCTAAGCAGAAAGTTCCCCCGCATGAAAGTTAAACCCATTGGTGATATTACTAATGACGCTATCTAGCAATGTTGCTGTTGATTGAGTAACTTCAGAAGCCGCCACTGCTAATGCTTTAGCTTCTGCAGCCGTTGCTAAGACTTCTTCACTAACCGTACCCACAGGCCCTTGCTGACCAATCGTTACCACTTGAACATTGGGCTTCACTTGCTCTCGAACAACAGCAATCCCTTGGGGTAACCGCACTGTTATCACGCGGTCAGTATTGAGCGTGACCAACACTTTTGCATTTGCGCTAATCATCAACCGCCCCTTTTATCAAAACAGCTGGACCGCGTAATATGCTGTAAGGATCACCACTTGGAAACGTTACCCGCACTTCATAACTCGCGTTCTCCCACGCTGTTGGTTGGTGGCCTTGAGTTTGGTCATGGGTGACTTTGATATCGAGCGCATCGCTTTGCTGTGGGTGTTCAATAATGGTGATATGTCCAGATTCTGTAGTACCACGCACCAACACCTCACCCTCAATCGAACGAACAACAAAAACAGCGGTACACCCAAACAATTTCACATAAGGATTGCTGTCATCACCCGTTGTCCAGCTAACATCAAAGCCATAGGTTGTACCTGCAATAATGCTCAATAACGGCGGTCCCTCCATTGTGCATGCCATAATCCCTCACACTCTTTTCTCTAGTTCATTAAAACGAAATAGCAATTCAAGATGGCGCGACATATTGCCAATTTGAGCAGTGGCCATCGTGGTTAACTCTTCACCCAATAACAGGTTTATATTGTCATTACCGACCTCAATCGTGATGCTATTTGACGGCAATGGGGAGACATCTAGCGTGAACTTCTGCAACCAGCTGGCATTGGCTGATTTATACGCCAATAACGTATTAGGTACTGAATAGACCGCTAATAAGGTGCCGGTTTCTAAAAAGAACCCGACTTCTCGCACTTCATATTCCAGATTGCCTTTAAATACCGCCGCCATACGTAGTTGTGTTGGGCTCAACTCTTCCCAATCTGAAATCAGTTCACGTTGCCTTTCGTTGTACAACGCTTTTTGTTCAGGTGTTGGCTGATAACTGCGGTCACCCGCTGCTATCCATTTAATCGCCCCTTTAATGCCTTGGTTTTTGGCGCTAATTAGCTCGGCCAATCCCACTTTAGTAAATTGAACAACGGGTGAACTCATGTTCTTACTCCTAACGTTATATCGGTACTCATCACCATACGCATACCGCCTGCAAAATAGCTCCCTCCTGCACACCACGAGTCATTAGGCATGCATCCCTGATATGACTCATCACCGACCGTGGTATGAAAGTGAGCACCTGACACACCAAAGGGAGCCAATACCAGCGGTGATGGTGGCATGATGCCAGTCGCTGAATCATCGTAATCAACAACGGATGGCTGTTTTACCCCTGAGAACGTGAGTCCAGTATCTAAACCAAAGGCTAAAATTAGATCAACGGTGTCACGCTCAGACTTGGTGTTTTCAATCCGTGTCAGCATCCGTTTGGCGGTTTCTTGATTCACTGGCTTATTACGTTTCCAAGCCACCACTTCAATATGATAAGGACCCGGCGGCGCTTCCATTTGATACCAAGGGGTAACTTCAATATCACAATCCAACGCATCCATAGCCACCGCTAAACCGTGACGAGTCCCCGCTTTTCGATGAATTTCAAAGGCGTTATCGGCAGTTTTACGCTGTTGTTCTAATGAATCTTCAGGTCGCCAATCAGTTACCCCACGCTCACCAGCCAGTAAGGAAACAAATTGTTCTGACGTTAGTCGTGGTTGTTTCAGTTCGGGGAAAGGATCGGTTTGGTTAGCCAGTAAGGTATGCCAAGCATATTCTAGGGACTCTTCAATCAGGGTACGGTTTTCAGGTTGAACAGAAATAAAAGGCTCAGTCACCTCGAACATCAATGATCACCTCCGTACAATACGGCGCTTCATCCCACAGGCAGATAACATCAGCTGCAGGTTCGTGGACTTTGGCACGTTTAGCACCTAACTCATAAAGAATGTGTGCCACCTCTTCTCTATCAACAATGCCATTGAGCTTATGGCGTTTTTCAGCTAATGCCCATGCAGCGTGTTCGGCTTGGGCTTTATCAACATGCGAACTTGGATCAGAGCCGGTATACACCGTGGCCACAATTCGATATAGCTTTGGAGCCGCACTTTTGGTGGTGATTTCATCAGACTCTTGGGCTATATCATCACGTTGAAGGTAATCATCTACCCGTTTTAATAACGCATCACTGGCAATGCCTTGTGGATGTTCTCGACTTAGCACTGCTACACACACTTTGCCAGAGTTAGGCTCTAACATTTTAGGCATCGCATCTTTAACCGGCATCGGCCTGTTTAAGTGCTGAAATTCATACCGCATCACCACTGCATCGGGTTCTGATTCAATCTTTATCAGCGGCCGTTCATCTAAGGTCAGCGCATGAAATTTATACCCCATTCGCGTACCTGTGGTATGGAACTGATAAGGCGCTAAATCAAACCGCTGCAGTAGGCTTTCATCTGATTCCATGATGGCAGGCTTAGGTGGAAAAATACTGTTATCACTCGGCGTTAATACTTGCCGCTTTAAGCCATATTGCAATGCCAGCAAATCCACCATGTCGGATTCAGTCACGAACTTACGAAACATCTGTAAGGCTTGGTGATTCTGCTCTCGAATCTCAGCCACCCGCTTTAATACAAACGCCTGAGTCACTTGTGCCAGCAGTTCACCATCATTGGTCATGGCTTGGTGTAATAACTGCGCTTTGTCAGTATCTGACTTAGCACAATACGCCACCGCTGCTTGAATATAGTCACTGAGTAAGGTTTCAAATTCAGGCACCACAAACGCTTTAGGTAAACTCATAACCGCACCTGTAATTCAATATCATTCCCTCGCCACACGCCTTTCACACTCACTGAAAAACCCGTATCACTTGCTATGGCTTGGCACTGTTTGGGTTTAAATTGGGTTAAGCCATTAGCAGGATTAGCCAACGCTTCAAGAGATAGGTTTTGCACTATCATGGCTTCAGTTGGGTTTTGCATTCGACCTAAACGGGCAATGGCTTTATTGCCTATTTGGCGGCGCTTAATGCGTGATGTCATTTGTGTTGTCAGGATCCGTTCAAACCGACAGGTTAACGCAGCCATACCCGTGACGGTTTTCCCTGTTTTAGGATCAATCCCTATCATTGTTGTTGCTCCGTTTGGCTGGTATGAGGGTTTCCATGTAAGTGGATATGGTCGTTATAAATCTGACGATCAGCAGCCATCGAACGAGTACCATCAGCCACATCCCCCGAAGCACGATAATTACCCTCTTGCTCAATATCACCCACCACTTTGACACCACCAGGATAATGCGCCGTTAATGCACCAGTATCTAAGTCATAACACTCAGTCATACCGTTGCCGTAATCAGTCATCACTTGGTTTTCTTCGGTCGTCGGACAAGGAAAGTTTGTTGAAGATAACCCCATCAGAGCAACGGAATTATTGAGGTTATCGCCACAGCCTAAGTTAATCAGAATGCACTGTTCACCAACACTAGGACGGCGATAGTGACTAACTCGCCCCGCACTATGAACAAAAAACGGCACCCGCGTTGCCTTATTCTGACCAGCAGTAACATCAACAGCTTGTTTTGAAGTCGCTGCCACCACGCCTAAACGAATAATATTGCCCGAAGAACGGCGGTTTTCTTCCATTTCTTCACGCAAAGCCATCACTTCTTTTTCTAACGAACGGATCCGTTCAACTAATGCCCTCAACATTGGCTTGCGTTCCTATAATCTCATGCCAATCGTGTTCAATCGGCCCCATAAAAATACGCTGTTTGATAGTAACAACCCGTAAGAACACCCCATTATCTGGATTAAAACGGCGCGGCAGATTTGAAATCAACCGCGCCTCTTCAACATCATCCACACAACCAAAGCGTTCATTGAATAACTCACGCTCAATACGGCTTGATAAGTCCAGTGCCACCACATCAAAGTTAGCTTGAGCAATCGGCACTTCAACCAAGAATCTCAGCTCAATTTCATGGATTTTACGGCCATCATTGTTGGTGTGATTAATGGATTGGCATTCACCGCATTGGTAACGCACGATAGGTGCACTTGGCTCTGTTTCTTCACGTTGATAGGCGGTTTCTATCTTGCCGAGTTGTAAACACTGTTCTAATCGTTCAATGACAGTCATCACCCATTCACTGGGTGCCCGAAAGAATGAATTGGAACTCACGATGAAAAAACTCCTCAAATTTACGGTTTAAATCGGGTAAGTAAGAATCAATGATCTCTTCCGACTCTTCACTAATATCGATGGTGACTAACTTAATGGATTTTCGACCTTTATTTTCACGGCGAAAGACCAACAGTTGATCACTGTCCATTGGTGAGATAAACGCGCCATCATAGAAATGACTACCCACTTGCACCCCTTTACCATTTTGAACTGGTGTCCCTAATCGATGCACACCAAGGCTTCTTACCCCCACCCACAGCTTTGACATACCGCCGTTTTTATAAGTTCTAAAACGGGTGGTCATGGCTTTTGAATCAATACTGAGTTCATAGCCTAAATCAGCCATAGAAGCCGCCCTTAACCAGCGATTGGTTTTAATCATCGCTTGTTTAGCGGCTTTTGCTAATTCATCGGGAAGGTAGGAAAGACGAGCAAGAAAACGGGTGTCCAATACCATATTAGAATTCAGAGAAGTCATGCTTAATCCCTGCTTGAGACAGATTTAAAACATATTCACGCTGCAGCTGACTGTCTTTATTACCCTTACCTTGTTCATGGCCAGAGAACGCCAAGCTATAACGCTTACCTTTTATCATCATGGTTGATAACGGTGGTAAACAACTGGCCGTTAATAACCGTTTAATGGCATGACCTTCTGATGATTGGTGTTTGATATAACCTTGAATTTTCCGTTGTTGGCCATCGGGTAACATCACCACTAATTCACTGCCAAAACACTGCTGAATAGAGGCTCGAATCAATTGCCGAGCATCATCAAACACACTCTTCACTGATCACCTATCATGTGAGTTAACTGATTAAGGCCACACCCATCAACAATACGCCATTATCAATGAATGAGCCGATAGGAACGGTCACAGCACCTTCACCCGTAGGTAACGTTTTAGTAAACACCCCATTATCAAAATAAGCGGCCTCACCGATAAATGAAGGAGAATCGCCGGCTTTAATCGGTCCATCAAATAAACCACGGTAAGTACAACTCACCACTTGGCCTTCTTGAGCCGAATAGTTAGGTATCACAATTAACGCACCGTACTTCACTGGCACATCTTTAACAAAACCACCCACTGGCGCTTTTAAATCAATCTTTGAACCATCAGCAATACGCATAGTGTTCTCTGTCCCTGTTGTTTATTTCACTTATAAAAAAGGATGCCGAAGCACCCTATAAGAATAGATATTATTTGGCGGCAAATGTTGCCTGAGCGATGCCACGACGATCGAGCACTTTCGAGGTCACATCATAAGTAATACGGAACTTCACACCGTCACTGCTCCAACCATCCCCCGTTTCTAACCAAGGATCTTGTGCGCCATCAAGAAAGCCCATCACCACCGAATCAAAATCTTTGCCGGTTAACGCAATCGCACCGTTAATCATTGCTAATCGTGCAGTTTCAACCACCTTGGCAAACTTCTTATAGGCAGGATTAAACGTATCAGGTTTGCTTGCAGTATTAAGTACCGCTTCTAAGAATGAAGCATGGTCAGGGTTGGCTAACAGGATTTCACCGCGTAAATCTAATGCATCCCCTTCAGAGGTGGTCGCTGTTGCAAAGGCTTTATGCAGCGCCATCACTAAGGCTTGGTAATCAGCAGCTGGAATATCATTGGCTAAGTTACCCCATTTATTGGCACCACCCGCTTGGAACACACTCTTACCATCGCCCATTTTTCCGCTCAGAATGGCGTTAAACATCAACTTATCCGACAAACGATAAGCCGATTGCATGAACTTACGTGGGATTTTTGAGATCAAGGCAATCTCATCATTGATGATAGCTTGACGAGTAAAGGCAATTTCACGGCCAAAACTGGCTAACTGAATTTTCTCTCCACTGCCTTTGATGGTGGCTGATTTGTATTCACCGTCTTCTGATACGGCCATTAAATCAGGTGCGTCATTAATGAGAATTAAATCGGTCTCTTTAAAGTTAGGCAGGTTTTCAGTATTAGCAAGCTCTCGCCATAATGGTGCACGTACTTGCGCTTCATCTCGCATCACCGTTCGCACACTTTCGGTGATAATGTCTGCAAAATCGCCGCTGTTAAACGCACGAGCGACTAATTCATTCTTGTTACCGCAATATTTAGCATCCTTACCCACCGCGATTTCAGCCATATCAAGTAAGGTTTTTAAGCGGTACGGGTTATCTTTTTCAATTTCTCCCGTACCACAACGGGCATTTAGGGCATTTTGCAGCGCATCTTTGGTGGCATTACCGTTGCCCACATGAATATGGGTATTGGTTAACCCTGTTGGTGGTTGTTCTGCATTGGGCTCTTGGCCATTGATGGAAATCGAACCCAAGTATTGCAATATCTTGAGCGAGCTATCTTCAGCACTGCAATTTAAATCATTGAGCATTTCATCACGCAGGGTGTCACTTACCTTATGGGTTGCACACAAAGCACGAATAGTCGATTGACGTTGGTTCTCGTTTTTTAACGCATTTTGTAATGCATCGTTATCGATAGGTTTAGGCATAGGATCACTTTGTTGGTTTATTAGAGGTTCAGGTGTCGGTGTTGCTGGCGGTTGCACAAGCTGATTCAATAAATCATCAGGGGTATGTTTAAAGGCTTTGGCTTGCAGCTCAGTGGCAGAGACTTTTTTAAGGCAATTAGATAAGTCCACGGCATCAATCACCGCATCAATCAAACCAAACTCCAATGCTTGGCTGGCGGTGAACCAGGTTTCTTTTGCCATCGCTTGCAGCACATCATCTAACGACTTACCACAGCGTTCGGCATAGGCTTCGGCAATGGTCTGCTTGGCGTTCTTTAGTTGAGTTAACGCACTTTCTATTTCATTTTCACCACCCCACGCACCAATAGCAGGATCATGAATCATCAGCTTGGCGTTTTCTGGCATTTGAATTTCATCGCAAGCCATTAAGAAATAGCTAGAAATCGATGCCACTAACCCATCCACGATGCCAATGGTTTTTCCTTTGTGGGCTTTAATGGCGTTATACATCGCCAACCCTTCATAGACCGAGCCACCATAACTTTGAATACGGAACTCAGCATCTTGCGTACCGACAGACTGCAGGGCTTTGATTAAATCAATGGCTTCAATGTCATAACTACCAATGTCACCATGGATCCACACCTTCACCGGTTGGCCTTCGCCTTGGTTATTGAGCGTGAACCACGATTTAGTTGTCTTTGGCATGTTGTGCCTCTTTGGTTGAATGTTGGATCTTCGTTTGAACGTTATGCGCAGGATCAGCCGTACTCACAATGGCATCATCATTCATGGCTTGGCGTTCGGCTTTTATCTCGCGGCGTACAGCGACAGGGTTATAGTTGCGTTCACGTTGGAAGTGACTGAGTGATTGCAGCCCTAGACGCGTCCCTTTTTCAATACCGGCCATCTCTTTAGCGGGATCAATCCACGGCATCACTGGGGCTTGATAAATGGCATTAAGCACTGAAACTACATCCACTTCTTTCGGCACCACCAATTCCCGCGATAAAATCGCCATCTGTAGTGCCATTCGATATTGAGGACGCGTCCAACTGGTGACGAACTTACGTTGTAAAATGCGATAACGGGCAAAGGAATCAATCAGCTCTTGCCGTTGGGCTGAATAAGAGCCAGTGTAATGACGGGTGACGCTCGAGCAGTTAACACCAGCACCTGATGCCGCTAGTCGCATTTGAGCATCACGAAATGGACTGCTCATGGCTTCTTGGCGTTTACTTTCAACAATGCCGGCATCTTCACCAGGGGCGAGTTCAAAACTGTTCCCCATTCCTAGAAAGATATCGCCGCCACGTTCAAAGTTATCAGCCTCACCAGAGCCCGAATCTCGTTTAATGAAGTAGGCAAAGCGGCTGGCAATCTGCGCACTGACACGCTCTGATTGATCGTAATCTTCAATGTCGGCAATCAAATCTAGAACCGAATGCAGCAGCGTTACCCCTCGGTTTTGATGAAATCGACGGGTGAATTTCAAATGCGCCACAAACCGCGCATCGACTTCAGCAAAGGAAAAACCATGCGCATCACGCTGGATCAGCAATGACACCATCTGACCTAAACCATTACGGCGAATACCTTCATACATGCCCTTTTCAGGCTCGTTAATATTCAGGGGTATGTAATCAGGCTCAAACGGCTGCACCCCAAACGGTGTTGATGAGGGGTATTCAATTCCTGCATCTCTCCCTAGGTAATAACGAGCAAACACTTCACCATCACGCAGCCACGTTCGACAGGCTAACCATTCGGTTTCAGCCCGTGATAACTCACCATCAATGTTCTGTTGCAATGAAAACCGTTCAAACCATTCGCTGATCTTACGGGCAAAGTCAGTGTGAACATCACCGTTCATGTCTAGCGGCTGTGGTTCAATCATAATGCCGTTAGGTCCTACGACATTGGCACACAATTCATCAAGGATGGCGGTGACATAAGGCGTGTTTTCATCCATATGTCGTGCACGTTCACGTAAAGATTTCGCATCTTTATTGATTTGGTTGGCTTTGCCAGTAGAGCGAGCATTACGTTTTTTGGTATGAGGATTAGCAGGCAGTGCGGCTTGGTATTTATTAATCAGGTTACGGTTATAAAGCCGTTCAGCCCCCGACTTAGGATTAAAATAACAAATGATACGATCGGCTATATTCAATTTACTCAAGGTAGTTTCTCCGGATCATACTGCGGCGTCCTCCCTGATTTTCACGGCTAATTACCTGCTGCAGACGTTCTATTTCACGGCGTACCGTTGCCAAACTCGCAAAGGTCAGCTTTTCACCTTCAGCCGTTTCAACCGCTTGTTGCATCAAGATCTTTTTCTCGGCATCGAGATACCACTGCAGCCGTTCACGTTGGGTTGTCATCCAAAAATTCCTTTTGAGTGGTTATATCGTCGACGCGCCACCCGCTCAAACTTCGGCGTTTGGTCGGCATCAACCACATTGCTATTAAATTGCCAATCAGCGGCCCATGCTGGCGGGTTATCCCAATGGATATCATCACCGCCTTTGTAATGCATACCGGCTTCGGCATAGGCACATAAATCAAAGGATTCATTACGTGCACCATCAGGCTTTTGCCAATGGCCAAGCTCATCAATATATTCAACCGTGAGTTCATCAAACCAAACCCGATCCGCCCATCCTGGTAAATGAAAGAACCGCGCACCAAACTCTAACCGCGAAAAACTGGCAGCGACGCGGTTTTTTAAACGGTTGGTATGCAGCATTAACAACGGGATTTCACCGTTGGCCAACTTACTGCGTTTATCAGGATAGGTTTCTTTAACGAGATCATCGATGTCACGGCTTGCCCCTTTCACTAATCGGAATAGATGCGATAAGCCATGCCCTTTGAGGCGGTTATAAAACTGATAAGCATGATCGGTAACAGATGAGCTTTTCTGTTTACCTTTTTTCTTCTCACCTGAGCCACCGGAATCACACAAGGTTAATACCGGCTTCATCACTCGCCCTGAACCATCAGCTAAGGGATAGGTTTTCTTGATCACTTGTTCAATCAATAAATCCCAATCTTCGGCATACACCATCGGGTTAATACGGTCATTATTGCGATAAGGATTGGTGAGAATTTCAAAGCGGTCAATCACCCATCGTTGCAGCCCTTCACCATAGACATGGGCTTGCACCACAAAACGTGGGTTCTGCTTGCCACCTTGTACATCGATGGACATCATTAAGAAGCGTCCACCCAATGGCACAATACCGCGTTCATGATCTGCAGCTCGCGCCATTAACTGATGAGCACCGACTTCTTGACCACGCGACTGCATTACATAAGGTCGTCCCATACGCACGTTGATAAAGGTTTTTAATGACTCTTCATCACCACAATCTTGGAACAAGGCATCTGCATTAAGAAAGCGATACACCAAGTTTTCCCAACTGGCATAGGCTGCCACAATGCCTTCAAACCAAAACGTTGCCCATTTACTGGTTCGAATAGCTGATTCATCGGTGACTACATCACCATATTGGTCAATTTCACCATCACGAAACCAACGGCCTTCAAGGTTCATGGTCTGTTTTTGTGATTCAGTATGCCGATGACAACAGCGAGGACATTCCACCCACGCAGTTTTAGCCGCTTCTAAAGGCTCAGCATGTTGTTCCCATTTGAGGGTTTCAAAATCTGGACGGAAATAGCTATTACAGTCTTGGCATAACCAATAGAAACGGCGGCGATCACCTTGGTTATATAAATCAGCAATACCACCACAGGGTTGGGATTCATGCGGTGATAAATCTTCAACCCGTTTAGGGTTACGTACAATACGACCAGGAGAAGATTCTGCCATCACCATGCCGGATGATTTCGCGTTTTGGACACGCATTAGCATCAGTTCAAACTTAGAACCTTCTTGGCCTACCGCATCATCAGCACGATCGTAATCGGTCGCACCGGCATAACGATATGTAGATGCAGATAAACTGGTTTCGGTGGCAGAATCGAGTTTTAAGATCATGCCATTTTTAAATTTCTTCGAGGTGATATTGTCATCAGCCTTACGCCCTGTTCGCAGCTTGGCAATGCCTGCGGTAGCTGAAAAGCTTCGTTCTAAATCGACCTTCGACATATCAGTAGCTTTGGTCTTGGTACTGTAGATAAGCAGCATGTCACCAGGGGCTTGGGTGACAGTGTAATTTATCCAGCCTTCCACCATCGCTTTGGTTTTACCTGAACGCGCAGGACCAACCACAATCACCGCTTCATAAATACGCCGAGCCAAACAATTTAACGGCTCTCGCATGTACGGGACTTGTGACGATAAAAACTTGGTCACATCGGTGCCATCAGAGATCCACAGTTCATCATCGGCCGCTTCCACCGGTGTTTTATCGGTAGGTGCGCACAAATAAGCAAAACTGCGCCGAATATCTTTGGCATTGGCAAACTCAATCCCTAAACGGGCATCAAACTGTCTCAAGCTCATCAGCGACCGCCTTTAAATCGAAATTAAGCAGAGTTTCTAAATCTTCAAGTTGCTGCGGTGTCGCGGTAGGAATGGCAGATTCAATACGGGTGATCACCTTATCTTTAAAGCCTTTAACACTGGCAATACAGACAGCAATTTCATTTTCATAATCTTCTTTAGTGACACTCTCACCAGACTCCCGCATCAAAATCAGTTTTTCACGTTCGCTTTGCACATACGCCCGTAATTCAGCTGCCGTTTTAAACCCCATTAAATCGGGCGCATCTGATTCTTTACGCGGTTGTTGGCATAGGTACGGTGCGACTTGCACCACATCATAAAGTGGCGTGTTGCCCTTATAAGCGACAGGTGAAACCCCTGCCGCTTTTAAGTTCTTACGAATGGTTGAACGGTGCTTACCAAACTGTTCAAGTTCGGTGGTATTCCAAAAACGTTTTTCATTATTCATGGCACTCTCAATCGTGGTTATGGCTCTCCCTCTGCAATGGGTAACGCCGCACAGTGTGTTGGGTCGTTATAACAACGGCGTAAGTTTTCAATTTGTGCAGCACACAGCGAGAAATGATGTAACCACACTGGATCACGTTTAGCGGCTTCACCCCAAGTCATCGGCGGTTTATAGAAAGGTTGTTTGCAGCTAATCAAATACGCGGCAGGTGGTTTGATGTATTCAATTTTGTATTGAGTCACCACTTGCGGGCTTGGTGTAGTACAACCACTGACTAGCATTAGGGATAGGCAAATCAGCACACTTTTCATGAGCAATATCCTTATCGATTTGACGTTGTGCTTTTAACGCCCGTTGTTGCCATTGCTGACGTTGACGTTCGTTATGTTCAGCGGCTAATCGTTCTTGGTGAGATGCTTGCTCTAAACGGGTAATAGTAGATTGCATCGACTGATTAACGTCCACTAAGTGATTTGATTTGGTTTGTTGTTCCACAACCAGTGCTTGAGCCGCTTCCAGCTTTTGCACTGTCTGTGAATACCTCCACATCAACATCGATAACACCGTTAATACACCAACAACTCCGATTAGCTTGAACTTACTGATAGCCATACAAGCAAACCTTTTGCTCTGCTAAACGGCGTTTAACGATGCCAGCACAGTGACTGCTATCAAGCCGGCAATCTTTACCATTCACATAGACCCACCGTGGAAACTCATTACAGGCGGCAGTTAACTGCCCTGCTTTTAGCTTCTTGAGATAGGTAGAACTGCGAAAGTTGCCAGCCCCAAGATTAAACACGAATGACACTGCCATATCGTATTGAGGGCCAGCAGGTAATGTTACTTGCCGATCAACCACCTTTTCCGCTGCACTAATATCTTCAATGTACCAATCAGCAATGGTTTCGGTGGTTGCTATATCGCCTTGTTTTACTCCTGTTGTATGGCCTAACCCTGCAGTCCAACGGTCAGCACTGCATTGATAAGCGGATGATGAACACCCTTCTAAATTACTGATAAACGCTAATCCATCAGGGCTTGTTTTTAAATCGTGTTGAGTACCGGCTACAACCGCCAGCACACTGGCGACCAAGCAGCCAATAACGCCACTAGTCTTCTTCAATTTGCTCATAGATTTTCTTCACCTCTGGATGGTTTTGCAGGGCTTTGAGGGTTCGATGTCGATAAAACCAGTTAATAAACGCGGTAAATACGGTGGCAAAAATAGAGATGAGCACCCCTATTTCGTTCATGGAAAGACCAGAGGCTACACCGGTTAAACCTGCCCAAAGGTAAGCAAACCAGCTAATAACTTTCTCTCTCATAGGCGAATTTCAGACATAAAAAAACCGCCTCAAAGGACGGTTATGGATTTAATAGGATCCTAAAACGACAAAACCCCACCGAGTAGGTGAGGTTTTTCAGTATGAGGATTCTGCACGAAATAATGATAAAGATCAAGTAATAAAAAACTTTAATATAAAGCAATATGCACACATAGATAAATATGCATAATGTAGCATTTATAAACATAACTCAATAGAAAGGCACATTATGAAAGTCTATTATTCTAAAAAAAAAGAAGGCCATGATATTAAAAATGGCATCCTATTTTTACCTGATAACTATAATAAACCAAATCTTAATTTATGGGATGACTTCAATTACGAAACAACATTTATAATGTTTATGATAAATGACTATTCGTATACAGATTTTGGTGTTGTTAAAATATTATTTAAAGAGTCGAATACAAGTCATAAATTTATAGAAAAAAATGCAGAAAAAATTAATGACCAATTATTTACCCTCAACAATCTGCTTGAAAAAGAGCTATTTATATCTCTTGGTGTTGATATTGATTATTATAATAAGCTAAATAAGTATCTTAGTTACCAAGAAACATTAGAGTATTTAGAACAATTAAATGATGCTGGTTACTTGAAAACTGATAGCCAAGACTTCATAAAATGGGATGGATTCAGTTCTTCCTTACTAAGAGACTCATCATCTCAGGCTTGCTTTGAAAATGGGTATGCAATTGCTATTGGTGCATATAAGCCAAAAGATGAATTTGAAATAGCCATTAAAATAAAAGATCAAACACAATTAAAATTTCACTTTGTTAAAAATGATTATTTAAATGGAAATATAAATATTCTTATAGGTAAAAATGGAACAGGAAAAACTCAAGCATTAAAAAAAATATCAAATTTATTTACGGGAATAGAACAACAAGATGAAAAATGGCCATACTTCAATAAACTGTTAATTGTTGCATTTTCGCCATTTGAAGATTTCTATACAAAAAAAGGGCTTATCAAAAAACTAGGTAACAAAAAGAATGGAAAAAAAAACCGAACAACTTTCATTAATGAATATTCATATATAGGTTTAAAATCAGAGTCTAACTCATTAGACTTAATCAATATAAATAGGAAAAGTGTTTTTTCTATTTTAGATTCTTTATTATACGATAAAGAAAACAAATGGTGGACTGATTTATTAAAATTTGAATTAATTGAAAAAACACTTTTGCAAGCAATGAAGTTTGACCAGATTGCATTAAAACTCCTTAATGGTAACTATATATATGGTAAAGAACTAGCAAAAAAATCATATTCAGATGAACCACGAAAAGATATAGATTCTGATTACGGCCTAGTTTTTCTAGATAAAGATAAAAAAGAAATACCATTAAGCTCTGGTCAAAAAATATATTCATACATGATACCAAATATTATCAATGAAATAAAAGATAGTAGTTTATTATTAATTGATGAACCAGAACTATATTTACATCCAGAATTAGAAGTTGGGTTAATATCTATGCTCAACTTTATATTAAAAGAAACAGATTCGTTTGCAATTATAGCAACTCATTCATCAATAATAACTCGAGAAATAAAAAGAGACTATGTTAATATATTCAAAAATAATAAAATAATAAAACCTGAGTATGAAACGTTTGGTGAGTCACTAGATAAAATAACAGGTAGTGTTTTTGATGATTATAATACAGAAAAGCTTTACCAAACAGAATTAATGAATTTTGTAAATAAATATGACGATATTAATAAAGCAATAGATATTATTTCCCCCAAAATTGGAGATGAAGCTTTAACCTACCTTCTAAATTTAAAAAATAATGATATTAATGAAGAAGAAATAACATTTAAGGAGTTATAATGTTAGATCTTACACCAATGAAGATAAATGATAATAACGATAGTGGTTGGTTAGATCTGGCTTTATCTTCTAATAAAGATAACGTTCAAGATCTCACAAATATAAAAGATCGTTTGATTTTAGCTTATAATAATTATGAAAACATTATAACTGAATATACTACAAAACCTATTAACAGCACCTTTCTACAAGAAAGAAAACTACTTAAAAATTTTTATGAACATGCACCAACAAATCTAAATAGAAATCTTCTAGAACAAAGAAATGAACATCTTTTCGAACAATGTCCTTTTTGTGGTAGACCTTGTAAGCCAAGTATCCTCGACCATTTCTTGCCAAAAGATCTATGGCCTGAATTTTGTATTTTCCCTAATAATTTAGTATCACAATGTGATAAATGTTCAACAAAAAAATGGTCTCACTATTATTCAGATATAGATAATAGTGTTAAATTCATTCATCCTAAATTTTTCAACTTATTACAATTCATTGGTATTCAAATAGAAATTAACTTTCCCTCTCCTGAAAGTATAAAACAACCTAATTTCGTTATTAATTTTACTTTACCAAGAGGTATGAATATAAATGATAAAAAAAAGATTATCACTTCACATCAAATATTTAAACATAAAAAATCATATTCGTGAATATATAACAGAAAAATATCTATATTGGATAAGAGTTTCTGAACAAAAAAAATACTATGTCCCAGATTCTTTAAATCAACGTATTAAGGAAAATTATACTGGTGGTAATAATAATAGGTGGGATGTTGCTCTATATTTAGCGATGATTAATAATGATTTCATTGTTAATTACTTTGATTCTTTTGAAATAAACACAGAAATACAAGATCATACTGATACTGAATTAGAAATTTTATCTGACGACTAATAAAAAATGAAGGTAATTAAATTTACCTTCATTTATAAAAACACATAGAAGTAGACTAATGCCCTCTCCTTAATATACTTTACTATTCAAATTTAGATGCAGCTTCTAACAATAAATCACTATGGTTAAATATGTCATCTAATACTTCAATTGGATATCGAACTTCTTTCTTATCTTCTCCAACAACACCAAGATATTTTTGTTTGGCATTAAAATGTAATCTACATAATGGTTTTCTATTATTATCATCTAATAACACACCAAAGTAACTTTGCGTATCTCGATGAGTAATACGTGAGACTTCAAATTTTGAACGCAAAATTGCTTTAATAATATTAAAACCATCTAACTCATCTTGAGTTGTCTCAACTTTTGATTTTTCTTCTACTATTTCTAACTCAATTTCGGTTACAGACTCAGGCATTGACTGTGCTTTTATAGAAATCTCGTCATTAGTTCCAATTGCTGACTTCAAACGATTATTAATACTATCATTTAAAAATTGCTTTAAAGCTTTTGTTGTAATATCTAAGAATTGAGCCTTAACTTTGGCCGTTTGTACACCTTCATATACTCTAGATGTAAAGAACTTAACAAACTCCTCTTCTGGAGCATTAAACTGTTCTTTCAGTACACCTTTAATCTGATTTAGATATTTAAGCTCTCCAGCAGCATCAACAACTGAATCCACATCAAATGAAGACTTAGTCAACTTTTTCACTTCAGGAACAATATGCTCATCTAAATCAGACATATTCAAAATCAAAAATGGTTTTTCATCCATTTTGTTTGGCGCATCTAAATCTGTATAAAATTCATAAATATCACCATTAGTAAGTATGGCAATACGAGCATTAGTAACTGAAAAATATCGGAAAAGTTGGCTTGCATGTTTAGTCGATAATTGTTCACCAAATTTTTTACATTCAATTAAAATTTGAACTTCACCATCTTTAAGAAGAGCATAGTCAACTTTTTCTCCTTTTTTAGTGCCTATATCAGCATTATATTCAGGGACAACCTCTGTAGGATCAAAAACGTCGTAACCTAATACTGTATGTAAAAACGGCATGATAAGAGCATTTTTTGTTGCTTCTTCTGTCTCTAATGTAAAACCTATCTGTGCGATTTTTTTTGATAGGCTCTGTAAACGATCGATAAAGTCCATATGTACACCAATAACCAAATAATTAAATTAATTGCATACATTACTGTATCATATTGGATTCACATAAAAGCAGTAAATAGGAACCACGAATAAAGTAACTTACTATAATTTGATCTATGTATAATTTTAAATACTAAAAATCACTAAATATTCAAGCTACAAGTGCACTACTTTCCTTTTTGACCTTATTTTCCATCGCCATAACTGCCACAGCCTTATTTTCTACTAACCACAACACCAACAAATTCAACACCACGTTATAACGCTTAAATCGGCTATAGGTTACTGGCAGAACTTGCGCAAAATAGGCAAAACGCGTTTCTTGCGTCCATACAATACGACCTGCTTTACAGCATTGGCACTTACAACGATTACGATTTTTATCAACTACAATGGCACTACCATTACACTCTGGACATACTTGACCGTTCTGTTGAGTCGCTTCAGCAATTGCCGTGGCACATAACGCTGTTAATGCCTTTTCCGGATAAACACCGCGCCAATCTTCCATTAAGCGTAATGTTTCACCTCTGGTCGCTATTTGCAGTTGTTTAAGTGCATGAACATCTCTTAGCCCTTCAACAAACAGTACCAACCACCCTACTGGCGATTCATGCCAACATAACCCGACTACCGCCAATTGTTCTTCTGCAGACAATAACGCTTTACCACCACCAGACTGAGGATCGTAGTTGATTCCTTTAATCGCAAATTTACTCAACAGGATTTCAATTCTCATGCTGGTTGTGTTCCTTTGTTAATTCTAAAACTTGACCAATTAAACGTTACCCACTTACCGCCTTCCATAATGCGGTCGACAGCTGCACGGCCTAAGGTTGTTATAAGTTCATCACTCTGAAGGTTGGTAATCACCCCTGTTGGTTTTTCTAGGGTATAACGTTCATCAATGATGCGGTTTATCATTACTCGTTCGTTATTGCTGTTGTGCTGAACGCCCAATTCATCTATCACCAGCAAATCGACATTACTCAGAAAACGGATCAGTGCTGTTTCACTGGTTGCTGAGTCTTGACGGTAGGTATCACGAAATTTAAGCATCAATTCGGCAACGGTGATCACCACTACTGATCGGCGTTGCTGAAGTGCTTGATTGGCAATCGCACACGCTAAGTGGTTTTTACCTGTACCTGATGTACCCGCGAAGATAAAACCACCACATGCACGATCATTCAGTAAATTATCGACAAACGTTTTTGACTCATTGAACGCATGTTGCTGCCCTGCATTCTGAATCATGAAATTATCAAAGCTACAGTGTTGGTGACGCTTTTTAATACCTGAACGTCCTAATGCTTTTGACACTCGTGTTTGTTGGTTTTGCTCATAGACGTTTCTACCTAACTCACTCGTTTCACGCTGATGAATGGCTTGCATTTGTTCATAAGTGTATGGCTTTACATGCGCAGGCATAGTTTGCGCTAAACGTTGCATGATATTCATAAGTAATCCTCCGGTGGACCATATTTACCATCACTGGCACCCATTCGTTGTGTAACTGAAATTTGCTTGTTTGTACGCTCTGTTGCCCACCTATTGGCATTGCGCATGCCGTTACGCCAAGCCGCTACCCAATCTAAATATTTGCAATCACGAGCTTTCATCGCATCCGCCCACTGACAGGTTGCGGCTTGTGCATCCAGTGTGAATCCTTGTGCTGAGTACCACTGCTGCATTGGCTCAGTGATGCTGAAATCATCTGCCAGCTCAGTTTTTAATTTACGCTGAACACGAACAGGTTTGGTGTTACGTTCCTGTGGTGCTGGTTGTGGTTGCTCAGTAATTTGATAAGCATCCTCACGAGGGACTACAGGGTTATTGATCTGTTTTATCGGATCTGTATTGGATCTGTTAATGGATTCGGTAATTTTCCCGTTTCCTAGGTTTCGGTGAGATCCCCGAATAGATTCGGTAATATTCCCGTTTCCATTCGGTAAATTTACCGAATCGGAATATTGACTAAAAAAGATGACTTCCATTAGCTTTGCTTCGTTGAATTTGTAGTGCACTGTCGGTACACCATTAGCCTTCTTACGCGCTGTCTCTAGGCAATCATTTAAGCGTGTTTTTAGCTTCTTCAATGCATAGCGAACTTGATCGACAGAGAAGCCTAATTCATCCGCCAATTGCTCATGACGCTTATAGAACCAACCATCTGTTCTAGTTGTACGGCCTGACCAAAACACTAACTGAGACAGCACTGCAGCTTGGTTTAAATCACCTTTACAAAAGCGAATGTAAACCCGCGGAATACTGATATTGGCTTCATTACCTGATAGCTCTCGTATTGCGTTAAATAACCCTGACATACCGCCCCCGTATCTGTATTGATGTAATGTCGATAACTTGATGACAATTATTCATGGCTGCCAACCTTATGCTTTTTAGCCGTCATTAAGGTTTCTAAATACCCCAATAAAGGTTTATGAGAGCCTTCACTTTCTTGTACTTCACGGTAAGCAGCACGAAGCTGTTCTACGGTGGCGTTATCAGGTAGCAACAATAACGATGACAGTGCTTCGGATGATTCTTTGTTAAACATGGCCAATAGCTGATCACGTTTAGGTGTTTCACTCCCCATTCCTATTACTGCTACAGAAAACCCGAGAGGATTTAAAAACGCATTGAGCGCATCAGAAGCTCGTTGTTTAGGTAAGGCGACCAAAATAGCCGGTAACAAATCCATCATGGTGGCTTTGGCTTCAAGACTGGTTCGTTCTAAATAACGGAAAAAGTTTTGTTGATTGTTCTTATCATCAGCCCCTACCGGTTTGAGCAATTGCTTTCGTTGTGCATCAACTTCAAATGGTAAATCCATATTGTGATATTGACGGGCAACTTTTTGAGCAATGAACTCTTTACTGACTTCAGTACGCCATCCCTCTACAGCGTTACGCATAACGCTTTTTAGGCTCTGAATTGACATGCGGGTTTTCCTTAACTGTATAAATAACCAGAAGATGGACAATCATCTATAATCAGATTGTTTCGTTACTATTTTGTTTAGGGTTGGGAAATACTTCTTCAAACGTGCAGTTTGCACCTAACTCATTGAGAGCATTAACAATCATCCAACATGTTTGTAGGTTGGGTTTTCTTATTGATGCTTCAAAATTAGAGATTCGAGATGGACCACTATCTAATTTCCCAGCGAGTTCAGCTTGAGAAATATTTAATAGCTTCCGTTTCTGTGCGATTTGATTCATTAAAGCTCCTTGGTTACGGTCAAGATACACATATCGTGAATTATTATCAACTCGAAATTCACAAATAGTGTGTTATTTAATTTCACGCTTCGTGATAATTTATGAATATGAATAAAAAGACTGAAGTAGGACTGCGTTTAAAGCAGCTCCGCACCAAACAAGGCATTAGCCAAAAAGACCTAGCTGAACTTTGCGGCTGGGGACCTTCGCGCATCAGTAACTATGAGTCTGGATTGAGAAGTATTAATTTAGATGATGCTGATATGCTGGCTAAACATTTAGGCATTAAGCCATATCAGATTTTGTTTGATGATGATGAGCTAACCAACTTTGCCAATGTCACCACTATCGATATCCAACCGAACTATCAAAAATCTTTCCCTGTTTTAAGTTCGATTCAAGCAGGCGCATGGACAGAAGCGTGTGAGCCTTACTTGAAAGATGAAATAAGCGAATGGTACGGCACGACTGAACGAACAAGCGCTAATTGCTTCTGGCTTCGTGTTCATGGTGATTCAATGACATCATCTAGTGGTATTAGTTTTCCAGAAGAAACACTGGTTCTTGTTGATGCCGAACGAGAAGCGAGAAACGGCTCACTTGTTGTTGCAAAATTGACAGACGTAAATGAAGCCACGTTTAAAAAACTGGTTATTGATGCTGGCCAACGATTCTTAAAACCATTAAACCCTCAATATCCTACTTTACCCATTAACGGTAATTGCAAAATTATCGGGGTTGTTATTGATGCCAAACTAAAATTGTTTTAATCAGTAACACGTAAACATGAACCGCCTTCCTGGCGGTTTTTTTATACTTAAATTTTAAGTTCACGATTTGTGTTGACATCACAAACACGTTTTGTGTATCTTTGTTTTACACAAAACGTGAATTAAATACTTATCATAGCTTCATAATAAAAGGATGAATGATCAATGTGTTCTCATTTCAATACTGCTCAAGGGGCAGTAAAACTCATTAAATCACGTAATAGTGATTGGCAAGAATGTTGGGAACTGTTGATTATTCCAAATCCAACAACTGGTTGGGGTGTCTCAAAATCTTATTCACTTGAAACCGACATCACTCAAGAACTTGTCGAGCAATTTGCTCATGAAGCTATTCACTTTCTATAACGTATATCGGCTTATGACTACTAATGATAAAAAACGTGAACAAGCACGTAAACGCGCCCAACGTTTGAGAGATAACCGCAAAACCAATGGCGTGACCAGTTTTCCTCTCCCATTAAATAATATGGAGATCGAACGGCTAAATGAGATCTGTAAATTTTTCTCTTATCCCAATACAGCTTGTGATAGCGCCGAAGCATTACAACTAATGATCCATCGTATTCATGGTGAAATGGAACAAATCAAACAATCACTAGGTACTTGCCAACATTGTGGTGAGTCATTACCGGAAGGATGTGCAAAATTAAAGGCAGGAGGCTTATTTAAAGGTGATGCCCGTTGCTGGCACACCATGAATCGAGTTCGTCTTTCTCAACCATCAAATAAAAGGATTTAATCATGCAGAATCTAATTATTACCTCCCCTGAATTAGTAGAACTAACAGGTTATAGCCGCGCTGCAGATCAAGCTTCTTGTTTAAGAAGCCACGGCATCTTTTATGTTGAAGGGAAAGATGGTCGTATAAGAACAACTTGGTATCACATTAACCACCCTGCTTCACACCGCAATAATAATAACGATGGATTTAACCTAGAGGCGTTAACATGAAAGAATGCAGTAACAAAAGCAAACGTAAACTGCCATCTCGCGTTTATGCTCATGGTAGAAAATATCGCTGGCATCCCAAAGCAGGTGGATCTATTGCAATATGTTCCGTAGATGCACCGTTATCATTAGTTTGGCTTGAATATGAAAAGCTTCTAAATATACACAAAAGAAATATCACTGAATTATTTCATGAATATTTTGATTCATTGCAATTTAAAGCACTTGCACCATCAACGCAGCGTTCTAATTTGGCACGAGTATCAACCTTAATAAAAGTGTTTGGTAACATGAATCCTAATGCTTTATTACCTAAACATATTCGGGCATTTATGGATAAACGTGGTGAACATTCGATATCAACTGCAAATAATGACTTTTCATTACTATCTAAAGTTATGCAGTGGTCATACGAACGTGGCAAAATAAATAAAAATCCATGTCGTGGAGTTAGAAAGTTTTCAGCCAATCAACGTGATCGCTATATTACAGATGAAGAGTATCTTGCTGTTTACCAATGCGCGAATACCATCACAAAAGTTGCAATGGAGTTGGCCTATTTATGTGCTGCTCGTAAAGGTGACATATTAAAGCTTGAGTACTCGCATTTATTAGAAGATGGTATTTTCATTACTCAGTCTAAAACTGGCAAGAAACAAATCAAGATGTGGTCACCACGCCTACGTGAGGCAATTGCACTATCTGAAACGTTAGCTGAAAAACAAACTAACTTTGTACTTCGTCGCCCTAATGGCCAAAAGGTTCACGATCGTTCACTACAAGATTATTGGCAAGCAGCAAAAAAGCAAGCCGCTTTAGAATATGGCATCAATACGGATTTCACGTTTCATGATTTAAAAGCTAAAGGTATTTCAGATTACGAAGGAACCATGGCAGACAAACAACGGTTCTCTGGCCATAAAGAATTTGCTCAAGTTAATACCTATGATCGTAAAGTGGACATGGTGCCACCACTCAATCTAAAAAGTATTAATCAACTTAAGAGTGATCAATAGCAAAAAGCCCTCCTACTTGAAGTGAGGGCTTTTTGCGTTGAGGTTATAGCGTTAACTCTAGCTCATTTGTGGACAGATGTGAGTTAGGTCTCATGCTCGAAGTCATTTCTTCAGATTAACAGAGTTAGGGCAAGCTAGACTTCGACTGTGCCGATTCCTACTCCAAAGTAAGATCGTGTATCTTCCACCCAGCATGTTCTCTTACTCCAATCAGCGAAGACGGAAAGTCAGACTTATCCATTGCTATGCAAAGTAAATGTTCTGGCCGTGTAAAAGCGACATACAACTGTTTCATAAACTTAATTTTACGAACTCCTGTAGGTTTACTTTGATCCACACTGAGGATGTGCTGAACTAATGAAGCAATATCTTTTTGATGAAATTTGGTCTCCAAAACTAGGGTTGCTGCATGCGTTTCACCTTTGACTCCGTGAATCGTTGTAACTTCATTTTCAATCAATCGTCCCGAGATATCAGAATAAACCGTATTTAGGCGATTACCATGTTCGGCATTGTCTACTTCTAAATTGTCAGAATCAAAGGAAATGAATTCTTCAAGACCGTCCGGAATTATTAAAGCAAAAATACTACATAAGCGTTGAATCGCACTTTCCCAGTTTTGAGCACTCAAATCATCAACAATTAGCCCTCTGACAATAAGGTTAAAATCAAGAGTTTGGTTGGACTGCTTTAAATGTCTACGAACAGCACTTGCAGAATAAGCTACATTGCCGCCTTGATGGACTAACTCCGCACCAGCCTTTCGACCGAGCCTAGAAATACCATCTAAAACTAGACTATACGCTACGTGATAATCCTTTTGTCGGCGTCCTTCGCACAAGTAGTGAATAAGTTTACTTGGTTTGAAAGCCTTAACAGAGCTTGATTTATCGAAAGAATCAAGATAGTTACAAATTGTTAGTCCATCATCTTTTCTAGTCCCAACGGCACCTACTGTTTTTATTTTTCGCTGACAGCCTTCAGGGATAGCTTGTGCACATAGTTCAGCAAATTTTCTGAAGACAGCATTACGTGAGTTATCATCAACTAAAAATATGGTGTGAAACGTATGTTCTGAAACATCAGAGGCAGCTTGTAGGTTAATGCGGTTGTAACTGAGGTTTTTGGCCAAAGCTGCTATAGAATTAGTAAATCGATGGCTGTTTTCAACTCGACTTAGTTCAATTCGGTTGTAGGACTCGTTTTCCTCTTGCTCACCACTGTAGATCGCTTGATCAGGGTCACCAAACCTCTGAAATGATACGCCTTCAACATTGAAGATCTTGTTGAGAAGTTCATCTTGGAATTTTTGCGTATCTTGCATTTCATCAATAAAAACATATGGAAAGCGAGATCTTATAGCAGCATATATAGATGGATTACTTAGCAAATAATGTTCTGCAAATGCATACATTTCATGAAAAAAAAAGCAGCCCAGATTTAATAGTGTCGCTTTCACTGACTCCAAATTTCGGTAACTACTTGAGGTTGATACCGAATTAAAGCCAGGAACGTCCAAAACTAATTGTTCTTCAACGAACCTGTATTGCAGTTTATCTAAGGATGATATGCGCCGTTGTTCTAGGTAATGCTTTGTTCCAACATTCAGTAAACTCCAACCTTTACTATTACATATCTCATCATCGATATGACTAATCGGATATCCACCTGATCTTAGATAAGGTATTGCTAAGAATTTATTTACGAATTCTTGTATTGTCCCGATGAAGTGTGGAAATGAGAGTAACTTTTGACCATCAGAGTTTGTACTTAGACGCTCAATAATTTCTTCTTTGGCAACATTTGTATGAGTTAATACACAAATCCCTTGATTGCTTGGTTCCCACTTTTTGGCAAGTATCATTAACTTAGCTGCCACTATAGTAGTTTTACCGCTACCCGGGCATGCTTGAACATCATCATATGTGGTGATTATTCGCCTTCTTGTTTCGTCAAATGTTAAACCAAGAGTGCCTTCAACCGCATTGATATCTTCACTGCTAATATCAATCAT